GATTATTAATACGTGCTAACTTGTCGTGCATACGAACCCTTAACCCATTGATAGCACCACCAGGTGCCTCAGATATATTCTTTGGTCCGTAATCTTTATGTTTAGACATTAATAAGTCTTGTAGTTCTTGGTAGGTTTTTCCAACGTGGTACTCGAATGTTGTGCTATCTGTCATTTTCATTCTCCTCTTCGTCGGTTTCTGATGTCAAAAAATGTACTAATTCTTTATCAATATGACGCATTTCTTGGTTAACAACTATGTCTTCTATATATTCTTTCATCTTGTTAGGTGTTGATTCGGCTGCATATAGGGTTGCATATACAGACTGTGTAATATCTCTGACACTCTTAGGGCTACCTGCTGCTTCATATATACAACGAAGCAAAGAACCTATCAGAAGTTGATATCCACCAGGAAGAATAAGTTTAGGGTCAAACTGTACACCATTTTCATCATCTATTAAATGGTCAGTTGCATCAAATATGTTATCAAACTGTTCACCGCATATTTTACAGGGTGGTATGTCTTTAGAATTCATCTAATCCCATTCTTGCTCGAATATACTCTGAGCCGTATTTGACGTAGCAGGAGTTGACATCTTCGTTGTCTGGCATTTGCACGATTGTGACTGGCAACTCACGGGATAAACTGTTAGCAAATTCTTTTCCTGGTTGGTCTCCATCTGAAAAAACAAAGACTCTTTCAAAGTCTGCCAGCAATCTTGTATAGTGCCTCTTCCAACTGTTTGCACCAGGAACACCCACGCAAGGAATCCCAACACAAATAGACAAAGTAATTGTATCCAGTTCACCTTCGCATACTCCAATCCAATCGCCCGCTTTATCAATGTCTAAAACATTATACATCTTAGTTTCCGCACCCGTCATACCCATGTACTTAGGTTCTACAGCAGGATTAAGAGAACGAAAGCGCAAGTCAACAACACCAGACTTTGTAATATAGGGGATAGATAATCTTCCCTGAAACGCTTCATGTCCAACCTCAGGCTCTCCTACTACGCCGAATCGTGCCAGTCGTGCCGCTTCCCGTGTTATACCCCTGCTTGCTAGGTAATCTTCCGCCTGATAAATGTTTGCTGCGTATTTGGCTGCTGCCTTGTCCAGCAATTCCTTCTGCAAAAGATTTTGCTTCATGTACGCTTATCCCTTCCTGTCTTGCTATAATTTGTAAACTGTTACCTTGTACCCCACATGCAAAGCAATTAAATATATTTTCCCTAGTGTTAAAACTTGCCGACTTGTGAGTGTCGTCATGAAAGGGGCATCTAATATTTACCTGTCCTGTAGTTCTATTCATCTTGGCACCATAGTGGTGCAAGATATCAACTATGTCTGGTAAACTATCCGTCAAATACATCGCCTAACCTTAATACTAAATAAGAATCTTCTATTGATTTTCCTCTTGCCTTGATAACCACCGCTGATAAGACGGATGCTCTTTGAATCCCTCTTGCCTCTGAATAATGCGTTGCTTCAATCTGAGCCTCCTTCGTCCAACCAGAGAGGTCAATGCGACCTGATTGACCAGGCGCTTTGGCTTCGATAATTCCGATGTGCCCAAGGAAGCCTTGGCGGACAACAACGTCGCCTTCATCTCTAGCACCTGTTCTTGCAAGTCTCTCACTATCAAGTCCAATTCGTCTAAAATAATCTCGTAAGTCGGTTTCAAAGTTTGCTCCTCTAGCCTTGTGTGATTTTCTGGTTGTCATTCGCACTCCATACAGTAATTTGATGTTCGAATATGTGGTATATACATTATAAATTTTTTACCACAATGAAAACAATTAATGGGTGTCCAATCGGTTGCATCATCAACAAAATAAAATGGATTACGGATTCTTAGTTTCATGAGTTCTCAGGTATATCTTCTACATACATGTATTCAGGGTTGAATGCTAACCAAGTCAAGAGAGTTCCTCCCGCATCTGCTCTTCCGTAGCGATTCTTGACTGCAGCCACGCCAAGCGATGTGCCGACAGTTCCCAACGTACATATGAGAGCGGGTAACTGCGAAACTTTACCTTGGATTGCGCTTCTCGGTTGGCAAGGATTTCCAGGAACTGCTTCCGAAGTATGATGTAATACCACAACCGCCGCATTCGTCGCCCTAGCAAGATACTTTAACTCCTTCATAATCGCCCTCATTGAGGCAAACTCTTCGCCACCATCTGTGGCTACATCCATCAAATTATCTACAACAATAAGTGTTGGTGCACAGCCCCATAGTTCTTCGAAGGCTTGCACTTCCTCATCAATATCTTGTAGTGTTGGGGAAGATTCAAAAGACCAGACTATATGGCTTCCTTTTTGGAGGACTGCTTTAGTCCAACCAACATCAGTATTAAGTTTACGTTCAACATCTGTTTGATTCTTACCTGATATCATTGACGCTAGGCGCATAGCCATAGTGTGAGCATTGGTATCAGCGGATATGTAAAGAGTTGGAACATTTGTTTTTAATGCAAGTGCCAGCGCAAGTGTTGATTTACCTGCGCCAGGAGCACCTGCAAACATGGAAACTTCTGAACGCCTAATAATAATCTTGGACGTTTCAAATGATTTAAAACAACTAGGTAGGGGTTCCCCCCCAATAGAAGCACGCCCAACAGACCTAACGAGTGTACGCACTATCAGCCCCTACCTAATCCTAGTATTTACTTATGCCCAAACAATAGGAGCGTGTTGCTCCTTAGGAATCTTTTCACCTGACCAACGAGGTCCTGATGCTGGGTCTGACCAACACTTGTATGCTTTGCCAGCCTGACTTACGCCTGACTTTAATATCATTGGACCCCTTACGCAAGTAGGTGCACCAACTTTATTATAGACCCACATGTTTCCATATCTGTCTTGAATTGTTTCCTCAACCCCACCTGATGCTGGATTTTCCTGGGTCATTATTGAGGGTGGTGCTTGCTTTGTGCTTGTAGTGGTACTGTGCGTTGATAAAGGGGCGGTATTACTTGCTCCCACCACCAACTTTCCCACAGAGGCAATTTGAGTTGAGTAATCTCCAACGCCTTCTAGTAATATGCTTAACTCATCAGCGGTGTTAGCCCTGACGTTTATCATGTCTCCATTAGGAGTTTTGTATGATACTTGTAGTTTCCATTCTTCTGCCATTTATACTTCCTTCTTTGTCGAGAATTGACAATGAGCGGTTAGTCCGCACATGTACTGACAAGAGTTTGTGTTGGGCAAGAATACACCCGCCTTGCGTGCCTTGTCAAACCCTTTTACCAGATACTCCAACTTGTCGTAGGTGTAACCTGATAAGTCTACCATTTCGCTGGTACCGCTATTACGAGACATGTAGTAATTACCCCACATGTTACGTTCATATACTTCTTGTCCGAAAGCAACCTCAAGCCCGACTTTATAAAAGCCTAACTGTAGGGTGCTAGTTGGTGTGTTCTTTGCTGTTTTGAGGTCAAGTATTACTAATCGTCCATCAACCTCAAAGATTCTATCTATAATCATCTTGACGGGTATCCCACCAATAATGGGTATAAGTTCTAATTCGATTGCTGGTCTACCATCAGGGGTAATCCAAATGTTCCAGTTGGCATTAGCCTTGCGCCAAGCGATATACTGCTCAACCCAGAGTGGTCCTGATGTTTGCCAGAAATTAATATCTTCTTTATCTGGTAATGCTTTAGTGGCTCTGCCACCTACTCTTGCATTGGTTAAATCAGTATCACCTTTGCAGGTATTCCAAGATTCTGTCCATAGATTATTGATGTCACTTATCATAGGTTGTCCCTATCATAGGTTTCACAAGCCAAGTGGAATGCTGAACCACCAACAGACCACACAGATGGCTCCTCCTGTTTTTCAAGAAGACGACCAAGGTAGTATTGATATCCACAAGTTAGGTAAGTGCTGAAAGCACTATATGATATATGTTCTGGTAATGTATATTCTTCTAGTTGTATTGTCATTATATTAAGTATATAGGAGTACTTTATGGTTTGTCAACCGCTTTAATAAGCGATTGACATCCTAGATTGGGTTGTGTATACTTGATTATAATATAATATAATACCCCGAAGGGGTATATAATATATAATTAATTATATATCTAAGGAGTACTATGCCAGATGTAATAAATAATACGTTTTGGGCTGTATTTTATGGCTCAACTTTAGGAACACTAACTGTCTACCTACTAACCTCAATATTAGAGGAGTACAGAGAGAAGCGTAACTCTAAAGGTATCCAAATACTGATGGACGAATGGGACGAAGTACTAGATTAAAACGTGATTTAGAACGACAAAAGACCCCCCTTCCTAGTATCTCTACTGGGTTGGGGGGTATTCGTGTCTTAAAAGGGCATTTAAAGCCCGATTAGGGGTATATAAC